TGCAAGAATGGCTAGGAATGAGGTAAAAGTATGCACGAAAAAGAAAGAAAGACAGCGCAGCTCATAGAAGAAACCATACGTAGTCAAGATATGGAAGCGTTGCGTTATGTTATGGAAAGTCCGTTAGGACGGCATTTCATGGCCCGCCTTTTGGACACTACGAGAATCTATAGCCCGTTATCCAATGAAACCACGCTCTTAGATGAAGGGCGCCGTCGTGTAGGCCTTGAATACTTAAAACTCATTCAATCCATGGGCCTTGAAGGCATGAAACTGCTTCACCAAATGGAAGAAGAATACGCTGAAAAAAGAATCGAACTCGAAAGGATAAAAACAACATGGAAAAGCTAATATTTGACCTGCAACGATTCGCCGAAGGCCCGGAAAGCCAAGACGAAACACAAGGCTCGGCAGATACAACCGATACGAGCGCCAACCAAGAAGGAAGCGACTCATTTATTGGTAAGGGCACTCAAACCGCCTTAGGTGGTGACGGTGAAAGCACTACTCCGCAAGTACCCGAATCGTACGACTTTACGGCCGTATTAAAAGAAACAGGTCTTGAAGCGGACGAAAAAAGTACCGAAGAGTTTACTAATCTCTTAAAGGGCATGGGCGCAACGCAAGAACAGGCAGCCGGCATGGCAACATACGGCATCCAGTATGCCCAAGGCGTAGCAGAAGCCGTCGCTAAAAACCTCCAGGAACAATACGTAAACGAAGTAAAGTCATGGGGTGATGCGGCAAAAGAAGAATTAGGCGGGGCATACCAGGAAACGCTCGGCAAGGCCGCAACTGCAAGAGATTACATTGAACAAAAGATTCCCGGCTTTACGCAGATGTTAAACCTGACAGGGGCCGGTAATCACATAGCCATGATAAAAACCATGGCAGCCTTTGCCGATTTAATCGGTGAGGACCCCGGTAAAATGGGTGGCGCAGGCACCGCCGCAACCAGTACCGATATGTACCCGCATACGGATTTTTCCAAGTATTAATTTAAAAGGAGAACAAAAATATGATTGGAAGCACAGCATTAACTTTCTCGGATTTAAGAAAGCGCTTAAATCCCCAGGGCCAATTGGACACGATTATGGAAGTCATGGCCCAGAGCAACCCTATTATGGAAGATATTCCCTGGATGGAAGGAAACCTTCCCACAGGCAACCAAACAACCGTACGCACGTCATACCCTCATCCGGAATTACGGCGCATTAATGCCGGCGTAAAGCCCGGAAAATCGACGACAAAGCAAATCATCGACACGTGCTGCTTAATGGAAGCACGCTCGGAAGTCGATGTGAAGCTCGTAAAACTGGCCCCGGATAAACAAGCCTTCCGCATGTCCGAAGACAAAGCCTATGTCCAGGGCTTTACGGATGATCTCGCTAAGTACATGTTCTACGGCGACACCGACGCAAACCCGGACCAGTTTAACGGGTTAAGCATCCGCTACAACACGTTTAAAGGCGACCTCGGCGAAGAAGGCTACCAAGTCGTAAACGCCGGTGGTAAGACAGCCAATAAACAAACCTCCGCATACATCGTAGACTGGGGCGAAGATGCGGTTGTGGGCATTTATCCGAAAGGCTCTAAAGCAGGCCTTGATATCCAGGACCTCGGAGAAATCGACGCCATCGATGCAAACGGCGGTAAATACCGGGCCCTTGCAACACTGTTCGATTGGGATGCGGGACTCGCAGTAAAGAACATCCGTAAAGTTGCAGCCGTCCGCAACATCGATTGCAAGGCAGCAGCCGAAGACACAACCTCTGATGCACGCAAGGCATTAGCCGAAAGAATTGTAGTCGCCAAAAACAAAATCATAAACCCGAAACGCCCGATTCTGTATGTATCGCCTATGGCATACACAATGCTCGAACTGCATATCGCAGATAAAAATAACGTATATGTAACGCAACAGCAGCTCATGCAGGGTGTTCCGACGCTCTATGTATCGGGCCTTATTGTTAAGAAAAACGACGCATTAACAGAAACTGAACCCGTTATCGCCTAGAAAGGAGAAACTATGATATACGATGCAGAAAATACGTTCTTCTGGAACGTGAAATTATCCGGTACGTCCGGTACAGGCGAAGTTATTAAAACAGGTAAAGGTGACGCAGGAAGTCCCTTAACCTTAGTTGTTAAATTACCCGGCGCCTCGGCAGATTGCACGGTAACGCTTGAAACAGCGGACAACGATAAGATAACAGGGGCTAAAACCTTAGGTACGTATACGGCTGAAAAGGGTAAAACCTTAGCTGTTAAGGTACCTTACGGTGACCTCGGCTACCTCCGCTTAAAATGGACGGCAGCCGCAGCTCAATCGGCAGGCACCATTTCGGCGTCACTTGTAATGGATGCAGACGTACGATAAGCCGGGGATCCCTTTTAAGGATTGCCATAAAGGAAGAAGTTTAAATCAGTTACACGCAAACGAGTTACGAGCTAAGCTAATTCAAGCCGGTATTGAATACACCGGCAACGAAACCAAAGAGGAACTTGTAAACCTCATTAAAAAACA